GTCGACGACATCAGTGAAGTCGTTCGTGCGTGGGTCGAGACTCTCGATCGCAACGTTGATCCGATCGAACTCTTCGCGAGCTTCCTTGCTCGGATCGACGAGCCGCCGAAGGATGCCGGCAAGGCCAGTGCCTGCTCGGCTCGCCTTGATGCCGCCATCGCTGATCGCACCGAGTGCTGCGGCAGTCTGTTCGATGTCGAGCCCGAACGAAGCAGCCAGCGGACCGGCAAAGCTCAACGCATCGGCGAGCTGCTGAACATCCGTGCTCGCGTTGTTCGCGACAACCGTCAGCGCATCGGTGACGCGCACGGTGTCGCCAGCCTGAAGACCGAACGTGCGGATCGAGTTGGCTGCGATCTCGGATGCGCGCCCGAGATCCAGCTGCGCCGTCACGGCAAGGTTGAGCGTCGCTGGCAGAGCTTCAGGGACCTCAACAGCCGAGAAGCCAGCGCGGGCGAGCTCGACGGCACCCTGCAACGCCTCGCTTGCGCTCTTGCTCGTCGTGGCGCCGAGATCCAGCGCAGTCTGCCGGATGCGCTCAAGCTCGGGCACAGTGGCCCGTGAGATCGCCTGGACTTGCGTCAGGCCGCGTTCAAACGAAGCCAGCGACTCAGAGACGGCGCGCACTCCAAGGCCACCAGCGAAGATCGTAGCGATCCTGGTGAGCGGGCCGACGGCAGACTGAGCTGCGGAAGCTGTCGCCTGAAACCGCTGCGAGAACTGCGACAGCGTGCGACCGGCGCGTTCCGTTGAGCGGTTCGTCTTGTCGATCGCGTCGCCTTGCTTCTCGACCTCCTGCGTCGTCTTCTGGACAGCCTGACCAGTCCGACGTTCTGCTTCGGCGAGCTCGCGCAAGGACTGCGTGCTGCCGGCAAGGTTGCGCTCGATGTTCTCAAGGGACTGGACGAGCCGATCGAACGAAAGCGTCAGCTGCTGCGAGGTCTGCTGCGCGCCTTCGGCTTTGACCTCCAGAACAATGCTCTCGCGAATCTCGGCCATCAGGTCCCTCGGTTTATTGCCTGCAATCGGTGCTGTCGGGCTCGACCTTCAAGCACCATCACGCCGAAGTATATACGCCGACGCTCGCCCGGTGATTCTACACCAACAGCGTCAAGGTGCGCCAAGATATCAGACGGTCTGATACCGCCTTCCAATCCCTGCATGACCATCCACGCCTCTATCACCGGCAGGAGATGATCCGGCAGGTTAGGATACTCGTGGAGCGGCGAGCTCAGGTCGGGCGCTGCGTATGTCGCAGCTGCCCATGCTTTGATGTCAGTTGGCCCGTTTGGCGCGTGTCGAAGGTGCCATTCGAGCCACTTCGTTAGTTTCCCGAGTCGACCTTCGAGACCGTATACGACATCGAGTCAGAACAGCTGCGGATCACGAAGGCTGTGTGAGCATCGAAGCCTTTGTCCTCCAGAATCCGCAGCACGTTCTTCGGCGTGCAGGGCATTGCGCCCTTGTCGTCCTCGACGTTCCAGTCCTTGACGATCGACTCGGCGATGGCCTTGATCATCGTCTCGTGCCGGATCTTGTTGGCCTCCTCGCTGTCGGGCGCCGCAGCCAGAAGACCGGCGTGCGGCTCGCGCAGCTTGGACAAGCACTCGATGAACGCCGTGCTCGACATGGAAGCCAGCTTCCACTTCGTGCCGTCCACAAACGTGAACCAGCGGCCTTCGTCGCGTGCCTGTTCCGAGATCCGATTCTTGAAGATGTTGACCATGTTGCTCCTCCTTACTTGCTCAATCAGCTGGCGTCAAAGCGCACAACCTGGAACGCGCGGCTCGTCGTTGCGTCGACTTCCGCCGACCAAGTGAAGCCAAGGCGAACCAGCGCATCGTTGTTGAAGCCAGACTCGCCACCGCCAAGCCGGACGTTCGGGATGTCGAAGATGTATCCCTTGTCGTCGGTGCCGGTGATGTAGCACGCAAGCCGCGCGCTCTGGTCGTTGACGAACTTCTCCAGCAGATCGGTGCCGGCAAAGATCGCGTTGAGGTTGCCGGTCAGGCCGACAACGCCCGGCTCAACCGCATAATCGCCGAACACGAAGATCGTCTGCTCACCCTGGATGTTGTTCGCAAGGTTGAAGTCGAAGTTCGAGACGACGAGCGACGGCACACCGTCGATCATGATCGCGCCGCCCGAGTTCGTGGCGGTTGACAGAACCGACGTGCTCGGCGCTGCGGTGAAGCCGCTCGTCAGATAGTTCTCGATCTGGACCAGAGTTCCTCCAGCGTCGATATCGCCGTTCGCATCAAGAGTGAACGTGCCATCGAAGTCCGGCACCAGCTTGCGACCGCGCACCTGCGTCGAGAAGGACGACAGATCGCCCGGCGACAGCGAGACGCCGAACTGGTCGAACTGGCAGCCAAGGAACGCCTGATAGCTCGTCGTGTTGCTCTGCGCGAGCTTCTTGACGTAGGTGTGCAGGCGGTCAGTGGTGCCGACAGTGATTCGCTCGCCGGCGCGCACGGTCACAGATGCGACGCCCGAGCCATCGCTCGTCGGAGTCTTCGACCAGCTGTCATAGGTCACGAGATCGGCAGTCGACCAAACGCTGATGCGGAAGCAGATGCCGTCGTTCGCGTAGGCGCTCTTCTCAAGGCGCACCCAATCGCCGGCAGCAAGCCCGCCGAACGGACTGCCGGCAGTTGCGGTGATCGTCTTGGCGCTGTGGTCGACCTCAACCGTGCCGACGATCTTCTTGACCGAGCCAGTCTGGAGCGTCGCCCAATCAGGCGAGAACAGCGCCGACTCCATGATGTGGTCGTAAGCGCCATACCGAAGACGACCGTTGAGCGGGCCGCCGACGTTGAAGCCAGTCCGCACCGCACCGCGCGGCTGACGGCTCGCACTGAAGGTGTCGTCCTGCGTCGTCTGTGCGACAGCGGCCACTCCTTCAGTGGTGAAAAGCGTTTCGATGTAGTTGGCAGCGACCGTCGAAGGAACGACGGTGCTGTTCTCTGCAATGTAGATAGCGCGAACTGACGCCATGGGTTATGCCTCGTCTGCGAAGAAGTTGACGGATACGTTCGCCTGCAACCATCCGGCAGCTTCGTTCGATGACAGCTCGACGCGCTGCAAGGCCGGGGAAAAGAACTGGACAGATCCAGCGTCGCCCTGCTCGATCGCATCCACAATGGATTGCGAAAGCTCAAGCAGACGAGCTGTCCCTGAGTCTACAGGAACAAAGACCGAAACGACAAGCCTGCCGGTAATCGTTCGTCGTCCCTGTGCATAGATGTCGTCACGGTCAAGGTAAATGACCGCCATACGCATCCATGGCAATGATCGGTTCGTTGCGTTGCGCGGTGGCTCGAACTTGGCATTCGGATACGCAACCGGAACAGCCGTCGGCGTCTCTATGCGGTCTCGCACCATCGCGCGCAAGCTCGCCTCGACAGTCTGATAGCTCATGGCGTGCCCCCAAGATCAAGACCGTCGAGCTTGCGGAGCTCGCGTTCGGCAGCAGCAATACCGACAGCAAGGAATCCCTGCGGCGTGCTGGTCAGGTATCCGTTCTCGACAAGGATGATTCCTTCCTTGGATTGCTGCCGGCGAGTTCCCTTGCGGCCTCGACCCTTCGACGGGCCTGGATTCTTCGGCTCGAATGCACCAGTCTCCCAGATCGCCGCATACTCGACGTTGTTGGTGATGTAGACACCAGCGCCCAGCGGCTTCGATCCGACCTTCTGCTGCACGCGGTTGGATGCATCGTCAGCGTAGGACGATCCTCCGTCCTGCGGCTTGTAGCTCGACGGCGCGCCGATACCGGCATCCCAGCCATTGCGGAGTCGCCCGGTGTCGACTCGCGTGATGTCGATGATCGCGTTGGCTGCCTCGATCGAGACAGCCTTGACGATGTTGTCGACCGCCGCTGGGAACTTGCGAGCAACCCGAGAGAGCACGCCCTTCAGCCTGTCGGCTTGCTTGCCCATCAGGTGGACAGCTCCAGATTGAAGCCAGCGATTCCGTCGCCGATGCGGATCGGGATGACTCCGACGATCTGATAAACAGTGCCCGAGACCGTCAGGCGATCGCCGCGGCGAGGTTCGATCAGTGTGTTGTTTGATCGAGCAATAGCCGGCATGACGAAGCGTGGGTTTGCGCCTTCGGACTCGTCTCCATTGCCGCGCGCGGTCAGACGCTCGGAATAGACGGGAGCACAGGAGAAGGTCCAAGTCTCAGGCGATCCGACAGACGTATATTCGCCTGTGGCAATGTCGTAGCTCTCGGCTGGCTCAAGCGTAAGCGTCGCGGTCAGTCCCTCGCCGAGCTTGGTGGCAATCTTCTCCAGACCAGCCTTCAGGCGATTTGTGAGCTCGCTCACAGCGTCGGACTCCACTTGACGCTGCCGCCATAGTCTTCGAGCAGGTCGACGAGCATCGCCTCGATCTTCGGGAACCGCTTGCTGTCGGCTGGCGTCTCCAGCTTGCCGCCCATGAACTCAACCGAGATCGTGGAACCGCCGGCGCTGATCGTCTCCGACTTGATGCGTGCCGACGTGGACGTGCTGCCGTAGGTCGTGAGCTCGGCAGATAGGTGCAGGACAGCCGCTTCGGCGGTGGCATTCCTGACAGCCGTCGGCGTCGTGGAGTTGCTCACAGCGTAGTTGTCGCGATCGTAGACGCCCGTGCGCGGCCAGTCTCTGATCTGGCTCGCGCTCGTGCGGCGCCCCTTCCATCGCAGGCCGAACTCAAAGTCGATCCAGCGCGAGGCAACCTCAATCGCCTGGAGCTTCTGCGTCGACGTGGCAGCCGTCCAGACTGCTGGCACGTCGCCATAGGCTGCGAAGTAGGTGTCAACGTCTGCCGATGCGATGTAAGCCGTTGCTGTCATGGGGTCACACCTCCGCCGATCACGCTGGCTCCAGCAGCGACAGCTGCGCTACCCGACAGGCTCGTATCACGCGGCGCATCCCACGACGGCACGTTGTCGAGTGCCTTGGCGAGCTGATAGCCGAGCGCGACGTATCCCTTGTAGTCGGGATGAATGTTGTCGGTGCTGATCGTGACCGGGTCGAGCAAGCGGTCGTTGTTCTCGTCGACGTTGACGAGCGTGACGTTGCTGTATTCGGCAGCGAGTGCCGCCTGCGCGGTCTCGTATTCGGCGAGCGTGTCGACGTTGCCGGTGTATCGGCCATGCCTGACGATCTTGAGCAGCGAGATGGCGATCTCGCGCCGTGGCCTCGTGCGCGTGGTGAACAGCGTCGCGAGCCCGGTGATGATCCGACGCATCGCAGCCTTGTAGCTTTCTACGTCGGTCTGCCGGAACGCATCGTTCTCGGCAAGAGTGATCGCGGCGCACCGGCAGTCAGGTCGAATGCCGGCGTCGTGGAGCGCATCGAAGAAGGCTGCGGTCTGCTCCTCGAAGTGGGTCCAGATGTCGTTCGCTGACGGGTCCCAGATCGGCTCAGGGAACACGGCGCGCGCATCGGTCAGCACGGGTGTGCCGCTCGTGAAGGCGTTGATCGTGAACTCTTGTGTGCCTTGCAGACCGGACGCCGTCGAGACGTTGATCGGAGTTGCTACCCAGCTCCCGTTGATCGAGGTCGACAGGCCCGAGACGCCGCTGATCGTGACGGGAAAGTTCGATGTCCGCTTGATTGGCTTCGCGCCGCTACGGGTTGCGATGCGGATCGTGACGACGCCGGAGGCAACGGTCACAGCATCAATCGCATCGCCGCCGACGACGGCAGTATCGTGCGCGGCAGCCGTCGAGCCGTTCACACCAAGGTTGAGCACGTAGATGTTATGGTCGGGGAACCGGATCTTGAGCTCGTTGAGATAGGCAAGCTGGAAGCTCGCAGTGTTCCAGCCGCCTGGATGGTAGACGGCGCTGGAAGTCAGGTTCGTGAAGCCGTTGTAGCTGCCCGGCGAGATGGTTGGGTCAAGCGTTAGCGGCTCGATCGCTTGCGTGGTCATATTCCACGCGAAGAGCTTGCTCTGCGGATTCGCCGTCAGGCTGACCAGCTCAGGGTCGGCGTTGTAGCCAGCAGCAAGCAGCGATCGGCCTTGCACGAATGAGTGGCCGATGATCGGCACGACAAGCGCCGGCGTGCCCGTCGAGCTCTGTGCAACCGGTCGCACCAGCGATTCGATGATGCGCTGACCGATCAGCAGGTTCCCGTCTTGGCCGAAGTAATACTGCGAGGTCAGGAGCCCGCCCGGATCACCGCGGCGCGGCATGTCGTCGATGTTGACGACGCCGACGCGCGGCTTCAGGCCGGCGACAGACTCGATCTCGGATCGGATGATCGACAGCGATACCTTGGCATTCAGACCGACGAGCAGAGCTTCGTAGTCGGGGTCGAAGTCAGGTCGAATCAGAGCGACCGGCACGTTGTCGGGATCTTGGCCGGTGTTGAACTTGTTGATCGCGAGCGCACGGATTGCGTCGATCTGATCGCTGATGAGCTCGCTGAACCAGTAGCACGGCGCGCCAAGGTCGGCGATCGTGGAGCCTGCCGTCACAGTGCCTGACAGGCCCGTCGCATCGAAGTCGAGGATCGCAAAGCTCGTCGAGTCGACAACCGCAATCGGGCGGATCTTGCCGTTGAGCGCAGCGCCAAGCGTGCCGCCGAGCCTGCTGATCTTTGCGAGGTTGTAGAGCTGGCTTGCGGCATTCGTCATGCCGTGCGCGCTCGACGTTGTGATCGTCGCAACGTCAGACGCAACCGAGACGCTTGCGACGTTCTTGATCGTGCGGATCTTCGTATTGTCGTTCGACAGCTCATTGAAGCCGTGCATCATGACGATGCCGGCAATGCGATACGGCGGCGGTGCCAGCGTTGCACCGCGCTCGTCGATCAGATCCTTGGCATCGGTCAGGATGCGCGAGAGCTGGTCGTAGCTGTTGTTCGTGCTGCCCGTCAGAGAAGCAGACCAGCGCGCGGTCGTCGACGCCGAGCCGACGAGTCTGCTCATCAAGTTCTGCGGATTGCCGAGCTTGATTGCTATCGTCGGGACTGCGGTGCTATCGCCAACAACAGTCGAGCGGCGGTCCTGCATGTAGCGCATAACCTCCGCCTCGAAGCCATATGTCTTGGAAGGAAGTGCTCCGCCAGACCGGAAGTTCGTGTGACCGTTGAGGTCGGCATCGTAGTTGTCAAGGCTTGGTCGGTCGACGAATCCAGCACTGGCGGAGCTGCTCGCTACGAATCCCGAAATGACGAGCTCCGTTGAGGATATGACCTCAACGTCGAACTCGATGTTGTCCATGTCGGCAAGACCGGTGCCGCGCGTGCGGACGTAGAACGTCGCACCAACGTCGCGCACAATCGGCCCAGACAGCGTGATCTTCGTCTGCCCAGTCTCAGGCGAGTTCGGAGCAATCGCCGAGATCGGAATCGAGTTGCCGATGTGATTCCAGATAATCGAATCGACTTCGCTGCGAAGCGGCAATGCCAATCCAGAGTTGCGCTTGGCCCACTGCGTTGCGTAGGTCGCAACGATCTTCTCGCGAATCTGCTGCGCGGCAATCGTGGTCGTCGCTGCGCCGCTGATCGTCAGACCAGTCAGGCCGGCGTTCGTGAAGCCGGCAGAGTTGTATGCGACCGCGTGCCCATCGACGAGCTCGCCAACAAACAGCACTACGTCGGTGCCATCTTCGGTGATGTCTGCTGGAGCAACCGGAATGACCTTCGATGCCGAGACCGTCCATGCGCTGCTGCCATCGCCATTCGTGGCTCGCACGCGCGCCTTGATCGTGACATCGTCGTCGGTCTCAAGGATGGATGCAGCAGTGACGCCCGCGCCGTAATAGTAGGTGTCGCCCCAGCT